ATTTTACACCTTCCACGCTTTCTTTGCCGCCATTAGCGGCAGGAAAATCAAACCATCTTTGCCCATTGCGGCAACCTTATCACCGACCACCAATGATAACGCATCACCTAGCGGCGTGTCTATTAGCGCAACATCACCGCGCTGCGCTTCAAGCACCTTTATTTCGCGCAACCTAGCCCCGACACTAGCCGCAAGATCACCCGCGCCTATCTTTAGCAATGCCCTTGCTGAACCCGCTGCGGAACGATATTTGCCGATAAAATCATCAAAGCGTGACGATCCGCAAATGGCTTTTTCTGCATACAAACAAAACAAAGCGCAATCAGCCTTGCCCCATTCAAATTTTTTATGCCGCCATTCTTCGATATGATCGTTCAAGCGTGTCGGCCAATCGACTAGCCGCCCCATTTTATAGATGCCTCTTGCAACGAATTGACAAATTCAAAGCCTTTATCAGTGGCATCAAGCCCTTTCTGATCTTCGCTAGTCCAGCGGCGCAAGCGTGGCCGCTCCAAATCAATCAATCGGCTTTCGGCAGTCATTGTGACGGTGCAACTATCGCCATCTTCGGTGATGCTCATCACATCCATCCGGCCAGAAAACACTTTATAGCTGCTAACTGTGCCGCTGGTTATTGCGCCGATATAGATATTTGCAATCCGATATTGATAATTTTCCGATAAGGCTGTTGATAAGATGCTTGCGGAAATGCCATCAAGCGTCATTGAAATGCCTTTAGCACCAATCTCCGCAGTTTCTTCGATAGCAGAAACTCTGATTATTGCCCCGCCGCCGGTATAGGTATCGCCGTCAATTGTCAGATTGCCGTAACCATTCCAGACGCGCAACGTGCCACTGTCAAACTCAAGTTCAGCCGCCAGAAAGCCGGTGAAGCTGTCGGTCGAAAATTCGGATGGAACACCGCTGCGGCTCATAATGCTTCAACCGCCGCAAAACTGATTGAATAAAAACCAGCGTTATTGATTGTCCACGTTGCGTCATTGCTTGCCAGCCGGAAAACACCCTTGGCGTTGCTGACCACAACAGTCGCACCATCAGCCGGTGATGACCGCAAATCCGGCCACAAGTTCAGCGTGGCTTCGCCGCTGCCGTTTGTGCTTACATTTTCCAGCACTTTGTAAAGGCGTGCAGATGATGCACTGCCAAGCTGGATATAATCACCCGCCAAAAGATAGCCCGTGACCGATGTCGGAAGGCCGTCAATGTTTAGATTATTGCCGGTCTGACTTGCACCATTCACAACCGGCGTGCCAGCCGATGATGCCGCTGATCCGCGTGGCGTTGCACCGTTTGGATCGCCCACCAGAAACGTGCCAAACTGACCGCGCAGCCGTAAAAGAAAGCTGTTCCAATATTCGCTGTCAGAACGCTTGACGGGCGGGATGCGGATCGTTGCCGACCAACGTGCGCCAGCGTGCCGAACCGTTTGCTGTGATAGCGTAAATGGGCTTTCGGAAACAGACACAACATCAGTTGCAGTAAATTCAACGCTTGCAACGCCGGTCTGTGTCGGAAATGTAAGTGGATACGTTTCAGCCATAACTATGCCCCAAATGCGCTTGCGTATGAACCGCCGCGCCGTCTTGCTTCAAGCACCGCCGCTTTTGATGCTTCTTGTATTTGCGGCAACATACCAATCACTTCAGCACGCACTGTTTGCGATACGCCAGCCGACAAGTTGATGGTCTGGTGAACGGTAACACCGCCGCCGATTTTATCATTTGGCACAATAGTTCCCGCGCTATCCGGTACAAATAATTCTGCACCTTTTTCACCAACGACTGAAACCTTGTTTCGTGGCGGTCTGCCACCATCTGCAAAAAACCCGCCAATAAAGCTGCCAATGGTGCTGAAAATGTTACCACCAGTAGCCCCGCCCATACCGGCGGCAATTTGGCCGGTAATGTTTTTCTGTATTTGTATGCGGATCAAATCGCTAATAATTGACCGCGCCATTGACTTGAACGCATCTTTCGCGCTGGCTGTTCCCATAGTTACATCAACAAGCGCATCTTCCAGCGACTTGATGCCACGAACCGCTGCGCTTTCCATATTTCTTTGCATATCTTTTGCCGCGTCAGCCAATTCCATCAATTGCTTGCGATAGGTCTTGCTGGTTTCGTTGCCTTGTTCCATATTCCCGTTCAAAGAACCAACAGCATCCGATGTGCCTTGAACCGCTGCACGCAAATCAGAAAACAAATTGGTGCTTAATGTCCTGTTCATTCTTTGAAAATTGTCAGTAAAATTCAAAATTCTTTTACCAAGTTTTTCATCAAACAGACTGAACAAGAGGCCACCCGCTTCGGCCAGCCTCAAAATTACGCGCTGTGCTTGAGCCGCGAAGCGCACAATTGCTTTCGCTGTTTTTTCAACCAGATTAATAACGCCAATAGCTAAATCTTTGGCAAACTTTTTAATGCCGCCGGTTTGCTTAATTGCAGCCACAATCTTGTTTCGCATTAAGTCAACAATGACACGCAGTGCCGGTGCCAGTGCCGCAACCAATTGGTCACGCACGCCGCCGAACATTGTTCCAAGCTTCATCATTGCATCGTTGGTTTCTTCAACGCCCTTGACTGCGCTTGATGACAGGATGAAGCCAAGACCTTCGGCATCTTGGAACATCTGTCGCAGGGCTGTGCTGCCACCTTCTAGCGTATTTACAAACGCCACGCCTTCACTGTCAAACAGCTTAAACGCAAGCCGCACTTTATCGCCGCTGCTTTGCACGTTATCAAACGCATCAGCAAGCTTTAACATTTGCTCATCAAGTGAAAGTTTGGTCAGTTCTTTGGCGTTCAAGCCAAGTTCTTTCAGCGCATCTTTAGCTTCGCCGGTATTGTTAGCCGCCTCAGACAGTCGCCGCGTAAATCGCTGCACCGCCATATCGACTGTGCGCGTTTCAACGCCAGCTATATTGGCCGCAAATCGCAGTTTTTGCAGTGCTTGACTGGTGACACCCAGCTTTCGCGCTGTCTTGCCTAGCGTGTCGATGCTTTGCAGTGATGATTTGACCAGCAAGCCAATACCAGCCGCACCAGCAACGGCGGTCAGACCGACCTTGAAATTGAACAGTGCTTTGCGAACAAGCCCTAGTGATTGGTTTAACTTGCGGAACGTGCCGCGAGTTAGGTCTTTCGCGGTGATGGTAAAATTAAGATTTTGATTTGCCATCTTCGATCACCTTGAAATATGCGAACCATTCATTCAGTTCTGTTAGCGTCAATTCTTCAATTTCGGCTTGTGTCTTGTGAAGGCGATCCGCTAAGGCCAGCATATTCAGCCTCAACGGGTCGCCCTTTAGTTTTTTTCCGCATCCCCGACACTTTCAACATCGCCAAACATCTGCCCAGCAATATCAGCAATTAAGGCCACGCTATCACCCATCAGGTGCATCTTGTCTTCTAACGTAAACATCCGCTTGCCATCAACATCTTCAGCTTTGGTAATAATCAGATCAACCATTCCGCTGATCGTCATATTGTTTAGAAAGTCTTTGTGCTTTCTTTGCAGCTTGTCAATGTCTCCGGCGGTAATGGCTCCAGAATAAATAACCAATGGCTGACCATCTTCGCCCCACTCATCAACCCGAATGACCTTGCGGTCGCGGTTACGCCTTGCGGCGATCTGTTCTCCCAAACCCATAATTTACCCCTTAAGATACGGTTGTTTCAGTTAAGCCGCCAGTGCCTTGAAAGCTATATGTGGCGGTGTTAATGCCATCAGACGAAACGCCAAGTGAAAAGCTGGTGACAATTGCTGAACCGGTCAGCTTATGATCGCCAGATGTATTGCCTTCCATTTGCAAGTTCAAAGTGATGCTATCACCAGCGCGGCAGTTTGTTTGCGCTGTGTCAGTATCGTCAAAATAAGTTTCAACAGTACCGGTGAAATCCTTGAATGATGCTTGATATGTTTTAGCTGCGTCGCCCATCACTGTGTCTTCAATTGTGTCAGCGGTTTCATCAAGTGAAAAGCTGATCACTTCAGCCATTACGTCAGTGCCGATTAGGACTGACCCATCGTTTCCTTTAAAAGTCGCCATTGGTTAATCTCCTAAACGGCAGTTTCAACGTCATTTTCTTTGGTGCGATATTGCACCGATATTGTGAACCGACCAACGGCCACCGGCTGTTCACCGTCACCCGAAAAATCAGCTTCAAACGCAACAACCTGTGCATCTTTTGCCAGATTATTCAGCGTTACATCAGCGGCAATGGCTTCTTCAACCTCAACCGCAATTCCATCCAGCGCATTATCATAATTCGCTGTGCCAATTACATATGCTTCAACAGCAACTTCTAAAACCCGATTTACCGAACGCGCCAAAGTGATTGTATCAAATTCGGTGGCTTCGCTCTTGGTAAAAATGCAAAGCGCCGGAAGCTTTGTCTGTTCCAGCGGAAATATACGGCTGCGGAATACGTTGGTGCCGGTGGTGGTCAATCCCGTTAAAACAGTAACGATCCTGTCGCGGATTTGCTGCCTAACGTGCGCCATTATTGTTTCTCCAGAACCAGCGTGGTCATACCAGTGCCGTCATCCTGCACAATCCGCATCGTGTAGGCCACCGCATTGATCGTGATAGTATCGCCTTCGGCGGCTGTGGATACGTCTGCGGTGCGGCAAACGAACCGTGGTTGCTGTAATGCAAAGCCAACGCCCCCACCAGCGTCAACCTCGACAAAATCATTGTCAAAGATGCCATTGATAGTGCCGCCCGAATAGGTCGCTGCAACCCCAAAATCGTCAACGCCAATGAAGATGGCGCGATCATCTGCGGTTTCCACAGCCATTAGTCGGCATCCACTTCAGCGGCTTTTGCCTTTTTAGCTTTCCACAATTTTGCATAACCGCGATCAATTAGCTTGTTCGCTTCAAAATCGAGAACATCGTGATCTTCACCGGCAAGCATAATGCCGACTGATCCCGCTTGGCAGTCTTTGATTGCTGTGATTTTGATCAATCTATTTGGCATTTTTCTTTGTGTTCCGCTTTACTAGGCTGGCCGCTGATTTCTTTGTTAGGCCAATTGCCCGATCAGTGATGCCAGCTTTATCTTCAACAACTTCGACTTTGCCAGTGTTGACCAAATCGAAACCTACATTATCAGCCACTTCAACAATGTCGCCAACTTCGTGCGCCTTGCCTTGAATTAAAATATTACGTTTGCATTTAATTTTCATCATTAACCCCTATGGGAAAAGCAGGGCGACCGGAGCCGCCCCGCTAGTTTATTTAGGAAGCATCGATATCCAAGCACGCTGCGAATGATTGCGCGTGGCGAACAGCAATGTCCATTTCCTGCATTACGCGGATGCGTACTGCACCGGTTGAACCGGCTGTGTATGGATCAACCAAAACGTCTGGTGTGCTAAAGAAGCCCATCATCAGTTGGCTAAAGTCACCAAAGATCATAGCAGATGCCGGATCAAGTGTGCCTTTTGTCAGGTCTGACGGTACGTTGTTGGTTACAGCTAATTTGTAACCATAAAGGCTATCCCAAGGCGCATCCAAAAGCATCACGCTATCTGTTGACGCAACCTTTGAAGTTGAAGCCATATGTGACTTCACTTTCGGGTTGGTCAAATAGGCAAGCGTATTGCCGTTGATCGCAGCATTGTCAACTTCAACTTCTTTAACAAGGCTAGTGATTGCCGCCCAAGTCAGATCGCCACCATTGGTTCCGATTGCGACTGAACCAATGCCAGTTGTGCCGGTGATGCCGGTTGGCTCGTTAGAACCGCCGCCTTCAATAGCAACATCTTCGATCTTTTGTGCAATTGCGTTCAACAGGTCATCGCGAACGATTTGCTCAACAGATGGGTCAGACTGGATCATCAGCAAACGTGAAACGTCTGTGAATGCACCCAATGACTTTGGTGACATTGTGACTTGTGAGAAAGTTGCATTGACTTCAGATGTTGCGCCATTCTCAGCAACGAAACCGGCAGATACACCAGCGGATAGCTTTGGAATAGCAACATCGCCACGCAGACCGGTCATAAAGCGTGCGCCAAGTTCATTGAACACCAAGCGCGAACGCAGGGCATCAACAAACTGATCACCAAGATGATCGGTGCCAACTAAGTTTCCACCGGCTGTCGCTGTGCCTTTTGTAAGGTCGCGTCTGCCGCCCCAAAAACTATCTGGTGCATAGAAACCGCGTGCTTCGCGTCCAGAACGCTTTGCAATATCTTCAGACACTTCACGCTCAAGACCTTGCAGACCAGAACCATTCACAAGACCGCGAACGGCTTTAATAAATGAATAGTCGCGCTGCTCTTTTTCGTTCATATCGACTGCGCCGACTGACTGCTCAAGTGGCTTGCCTTCGCCAATGGCGTCAAGCAATGTTGCGCGGAATTGTGCAACAGACTGACCAGCACCAATAGCTTGATCGGCTAGGTCACGGCGGTTGTGTTTAACAGCAAGATTGATGATCTCGCTGGCATTCTTTTGAAAATCGCGCTTGGCTGCTTCGGCGGCTGCCTCACGGATTTCATCGTGATTTACTTCAGTCATAACTTTTTCCTTTGACTTGATAGTAGGTTCGACAAAATTAGCATTGCGATTAACGCCAACTCCGGCATCTGCCGGAACTGAAACAATGCTGGCTTCGTATGGCACCCAAGATGAAATGCCGACCGTCCCGTCAGCCCTCTTGTCTTCCATTTCGCGGATTTGATACCCAATTGAGACATTCGACCGGATACCGTCCTTGACGTCTTGATACACTTCTTGAGCCAGCGCACTTTTTCCAAAGCGAACCACAGACCGCAACTTGCGATCAGATTGATCCAAATAAGTTCTTTCAATAACGCCAATCTGCTTTGTCAGGTCGTGATCTAACAGCAACGGTGCGTGGCCGCTGCCCAACCGTGACAAATCTACTGCGCCATCATTGTGACGCAAAACCTCATAACCAAAAGACCGTTCAACCGGTTCTTCGCTTGAAATCGACATTCTGACGCGGCGGTCATCTTCTTCGACCATATCCGCAGCACGCGACCGAAACACCAGTTGACCACGATCAACGCGATCT